GTTATACTCTCTATGATCAAAGTGCGATGAGCATTATAATGAACGATCAAGGTCATTGTGATGCAGGTAAATTCCAAATTGATATAACTGGAAATATAGGAGACGCATCTTGTGCAATGGCTGCTGCTATAAGTTTAGAGTCAAATAAACCTGCAAGAGGAAAAGGTATATTCTTCTCAAATACTACTGCTGATGATGGCAGTACTGATAATAAAGTTTGGTTTATTGGGAATCCTTATCAAGATCAGCAATCAGGTGCAGTATCTCGATTCCAGATTGGTTATCATGATAATGCTACAGACCAGCCTCATTATAAGGCTAATAGTATAATGTCAGTATATGCTAATGCTGGTACTGGTGGAGCAAAGAATGGAATGGTAGGTATAAATTTAGCTGCTAGTAATGCTACTTATGCATGTGATTTCCAGGAAAATGAAGCGTATGATGCAGGAACTAGTCATACTGGTTGGGTAATGAGACTTTTAAATGATGGAGATAATGCTAATAGGTATGGATTAAGAATGGTTTGTGGTGCAGATAATGGAGCAGGTGAAACTATTTATCTTTCAGCATGTGATGGAGATGGTAATGAAATAGGGTCTATTAGACATAATGCTGTTGGAGGTACTTTTGCAGTAGTAGAAACATCTGACGAGAGATTAAAAAAGGATATAGTCGATACTTCTATTGCTGGATTGACTACAATTAATGGTTTAAAAGTAAGAGATTTTAAATGGAAGAAAAATGACGATTTTGTTAAAGGAGGATTTATAGCTCAAGAAGTTATTACTGTTATGCCTGAAGTTGTAAGTGGAACTGATGGGGAGGTCTATGATAAGCCTTCAGAACATCCTAATGAAGATGGTACTTTTAATGTAACAAAAGATGTTGTTAAGCCAATGGGAGTTTCTCAAACTAATATGATACCAGCATTAGTTAAAGCTGTACAAGAATTGTCAGCTAAAGTAACAGCGTTAGAAAACGCATAAATAAAGGAATAAAGATGACCAAAGGAAAAAAACTTCTAGATAATGCAGGAGCAATAGAAAATCTAGAAAAGCAATTAGCAGATTGCAATAATCAACAAGGAAAGCTATCAGCTTTAATATTAAAAACTCAGGGTGCTTTAGATGTCTTAAGGCAAATTGAAGAAGGGGTAGAAGTAGATGACACAAAATCAACTGATTGATTTAATTAAGAAACAAATACCTACTGCTACAAATGCAGAGATTAGGTTACATCTTAATGATGCTTTAGATGAGTTCTGTAGACGAAGTCGTGTACTTACAACTGCATATCAGTTTACTACTGTTGCAGATCAAAGGTATTATGACTTAGATGGAAACATATCTGAAGTAACATCAGTAGACTTTGATGGCTATGATATTCCTCGATTAACTGGTAGACCAGAAAAGAGGGACTTAACTTAATGTTCGGATATAAAAATCCATGGATAGATTCTAGTACATCTTGGGAACAAGAGGAACTTAATAATAAAATAACAAAAGATAATTATTATAAGCGTTCTAAAGTTACAGATAAAGATACTGGAAAAGCTAAATATCATGCCTTAAATGAAATATTAGATCCTGAAACTGGAAAATATGAATTGTCTGATTATTATGGTGATGTTACTCCAGAAGGTTCTTATATGATGGAACCTGTATATGCAGAATATCAACAAGGAGGCCAGGTGAAAGACAAATTCGGATATGGATCATATCAAAAAGGTGGTGAAGTTAAATCAGATAAAGAATACTTCAAATCTCATTCTAATGCATGGTTAAGATTAACTGAAATGCCTGGTATGTTTGATAAAAGAAGAAGATCATGGAAAGAGAATACAGAAGAATTTATGAAAAATCCTGATTTTGTTGAATTTTTAAAAGCTGAAGATTATGAATCTAAGTTAGCAATAGTAGCTCGTAATATGCACCCAATGTTTAAAGATTCTCCTCCAGAAGAATTAATGCATGAATTAAGGAATTATATATAATGGCTTATAAAGATGAAGTATATTGGATTGAAAGAGATTCTATAGCAATAGCTGCGTTAGATCGTACAGCTACTTCAATTGCTAATGAATTTACAGGACCTAGTGCAGGTAAGACTGTTACTGTATTTGCAATCAAGTTAGATAATGATTTTGATACATCTGCAGGTGCTGGTAAAATATCACCTACTCAAAGTCCTTCTATTCCTGCTGAATTTCATGAAGCTATTACTTATAAAGTATTAGAAAAGTTATATGCTCAAAATGCAGCAACATTAGAATTAGCTAATTATTGGGCTCAAAAGTTTGAATTTGCTATTAGACAAGCAAAGCAGTATGCAAACACTGGTAGAGATGGTGCAGCACCTAAAATTAAACCTATGGATTATTAATTATGGCAATGACAGAATACGATGTTTCAATAATGTGGCATATAGACTCTAGTTATAATTGGGAAAATAGAACAGATAACTTTGATGCCTCTACAGAAAATTGGTCTTATCAAGGATCACAAGCTTTTAGAAATGGTAAACTTGTCCCTGTATGGACAGAAATATAAATAATACATTCACGGTCTTGTCAAGACCTTAAAGTATAACTCGGAAGGAGAATAAACATGGCAAATCAATTACACGAATTTACAGTGCAAGAGGCTCAGAATTTTTCAGCATATACATCATATGAGTTTGAAAAACAAACTATGGATGGCACTGCTTTAGAGTATACAGACTGGGCTGCTGCTGCAATAGGTCCAGCTAAATCATTAATGCAACAACAGGTGGTTTAGATGATGATATGAATATTTATCTAAAAATAGATGGTACTTATGGTGATGCTATAGAGCTTGGTGCTGAAAACCTACCTTTAACTATAACAGGACTATTAGTAGATAGAATTAAAATCGATACTACCAGTGGTAATAATGATATCATTGGTGTTCTTTCTTTTCACTAAGGAGAATAATGGCTACATTAGGTAATAAAAAAAGAATCGTTGTTAAGAAGTCCGATCTAAATAAGGCTATAGTAAGTAAAAATGCTTCTCTAAAAGCATCTAATTCTAATCTTGAAAAGAGACTTAAGGCTAAGGAGTTAGAGATTAAAGATGCACAATCTAAACTTGACAATATCAATAATGATTATAGAAAGTTTTATGATGAAAATGATCGTCTTGTAAAAGAGATTGAAAAGATAGAGTCTAAGCTTATTATAGCAAAATCGGATTTAAATACTTCTCTTGAATCAACATCTAAGGCTATCAGTTCTGAATCAGATGCCTATAAGTCTAAAGAGTCTATTTTAAAAGAGCATTCTAAATTATCTAAAGAAGTGTCTAAAATGAATGCAGATAAAGATGAATTTAAGAAACTTACTAAAGATCTATCTGTATTAAAGCAGAATATTAATGAAGATTTGGAAGAAATCTCTGTATTAAAAAGTGATAAGACTAAACTTGCTAAGCAGAAAAGAGAGGCTGTCAAAAGATACAATAATGCTCTTGAAAAAGAAGAGATGGTTAAAGTAGAACTTGAAGTAGAGGAAGTTGCATTTAAAGTAAAACTTGAAGCTCTAAATAAAGAACTATCTTCTAAGGAGTTAGTTGGTAATAAAAAACTTTCAGAATTGGATGAAGAGATTAATTCTAAAAATAAAGAGATAGATAAATTAAATAGTATTATCGATCAAGCAAAAGATGATTATTTAAAGCAAGAAGATAAGGTTAATGTTGCTAAGAATAATGTATTTGAAGAAGAAGCTAGAATTGATATTGTAAAAGAGAATTTTGAAAAATGGAAGATATCTGCTTTAGAAGAAGTTGCTAAAATGAAATTAAAAGGCAAGATGGAAAGTATAGATAAGGCTGGTTTAAAGGAAGTCTTGAATGGCTAAAGTTAGCGGTGGAGCAATAAGATTAATTGATAAAGATGGGGATCCATTAGATGATGGAAATGGTCGTCTTAATATCAATGCTACACTAGAAGCAGCATCTGTTAATGTAGGTGATGTTGATATACGAGTAGGTGGTGGTAATGCTAGTTCTGGTAATGGTACAGTAAATACAAATACTTTACGAGTAACTATAGCTAGTGATACTACTGGAGTTTTATCTGTTGATGATAATGGATCTACATTGTCTATAGATGATGGTGGAGGTACTATAACAGTAGATGGTACGGTAACAGCTGATTTAAGTGCAACTGATAATGCTGTATTAGATACTATCTCTCTTAATACTTCGACTATGTCAGGCGCTACAAAGCTTGAAGATTCTGCTCATTCAAGTGGAGATAGAGGAATCCATGCACTTGCAGTTAGAAGAAACCTTCAATCAAGTGGAGTAGGATCAGATGGAGACTATGCTTCTTTAAGTGTTGATTATAATGGCAGTTTGTACACAAGAGAATCTTCTGCTTATAGCATCGATACTTTTGCAATGTTAGATATTGATAATGCATCAGAAGCGCTATCTGATACTATAGGCGTAAACACAGCTTGTCATGAGATATTTTTACAAGCAGATGAGTCTAATACTGGATATGTTATAGTTGGAGACTTAGATGTTGCGGATAATAGAGGTATGAAATTAAATGCTGGAGACACTATTATTTTAAATACAAATGATACTAGACAAGTATATTTATGGGGTTCAGCGGCAAATCAAAATGTAAGATGTATGATTAAACATAGGAGTGTATAATGAGTAAGTTTATTAAAAATCCATCATTGCACACTACTGACGAATTTAAGATTCAAAGTTCTACAAGTCAAAAGCCAGAACTTATAATTTTAAATACAAATGATAACAATAAAGAGGGAAGATTAAAATTTAATAAACAGTCATCTAGTCCTGCAGATGGTGACTAT